CTATGTGGGGAATCCAAAAGTCGAGAATGCAGTTATTGTTACCTCATCCGAAATCTTCCAATCCAGAACCGCAGCAGGCGGTCAAATAGAGGGAGTGGACTTTACTGTCTCACCTTTCCGGTTAGGTCGCTCCCTCTTTAATCGTATCTCCGGAATTCTTGGGCCTTATTTAGATGTTGAAACAATGGTGGGCTAATGCCAGCCAGCACCATTCAAGATGACGTTAGAGGCGCAATAAAGACAGCTCTAGCAGCTGTTAGCGCCAACGTTTACGACCACGTTCCCGAAGCACCTCAAGTTCCAGCCATTATGGTCGTTCCTTCATCTCCATATATGGAACTCGAACTTATTGGCAAATCTTCTATCCGGGTTAAACTAAATTACACAGTTACAGCGGCAGTTGCGTATTTATCAAATCCAGCTTCGCTTGATAATTTAGAGAAACTAACTATTAGTATTCTTAGCGCTCTTGGAGCGTCTAAGTATGAGTTATCGACAGTCTCGCAGCCGTCGGTTACTCAAGTCGGATCAGTAAACCTACTTGTGTCCGATATAAGCTTGAGCGTCCGCTACGAGCAAACAAACTAGGAGAACAAATGGCAACGACAGTAATTACCGGTCGCGATGTCACTTTCACACTTGACTCGTCTTCCTACGATGCTCAAGCGACATCCGCGACACTTTCAGCAGAAACCATTATTGAGACCTACCAGACTCTCGATGGTCGCGCATATAAGTCAGTAGATAAGCAATGGACTTTCACAATCGAACTATTACAGGACTGGGGCGCAGCTTCTTCCTTGTTCGAGGCAATGTGGGCTGATGCAGAATCAGCACCTAACACAACACTCGCCGTTTCATTTACAGCAGTAAGCGGCGCAGTCTTTACTTTCAACGTTCTTCCAATCTTCCCAAGTGCTGGTGGAGCTGCTCCGGGAGCGCTAACAGATACTTGGACTTTGACAGTCGTTGGACAACCTTCAGAGTCATTTAGCTAATAGATCGGGGAATCGGGAGCAATGAAATTACAAATCACAATTAAATATAACGCCGGTGATGAAGCGACTTACGTTGCCCAACCGCCGGAATGGGCTAAATGGGAAAAGGCTACTACAAAGACAATCACTCAGGATGCTGAGAAATTGGGAATGTGGGATCTTTTATTCTTGGCGTATAACGCGATGAAAAGAGAAGCAGCTGGAAAACCGGTTAAACCTTTTGATGTCTGGATGGAAACGGTCTCAGATATTGAAGTAGGAGATTCCGACCCAAAAGCCATAAGCCCGGAAGCCTAAATCGGCTTTTAGTAGAGCTGGCAATAGCGACCGGGATTCCAGTTAAATACTGGGATGACGCGGAAGACATATTAACGGCCTTGGAGATATTGGAGAAGCGGAGTGGCAGATAACGCAGATTTCAGCGCTTTTAGTAAGCGCGAACTGGGTAAATTAGCCAAGACGTTTACTCTTATGGGAGATGACGCAATTGAAGAATCTAAAATCGTTGCGTTTGAGATTGCGAAAATGGCTGAAGAAGAAATTAGACAAGCTGGCTATTCACGTAACGTTTCAGCAAAATCTGTTAGACGAGTCGTTGAAGGCGTATCAATCTCTAAGACTTCCAAAACCGGAAGACTCTCTTACGGCTTTGCAGGTCAGCGCTTTTCGGGTGGTGGCACTACACAAAGACTCTGGGCAGGTCTTGAATTCGGATCTAATCGTTTTAAGCAATTTCCAGCTTACTCAGGTCGCTACCGAGGCGGATCTCGCGGATATTTTATTTTCCCAACCCTTCGCAAAATTCAGCCTCAACTGACATTAAAATATATCTCTGCTATGAATAAAATTGTAAAGAAATGGGCTAACTGATGGCACAAGACTGGAGAACGTTAAAACTTGAAGTCTTAGCCGAGACCGGCCAATTCATAAAGGGAATGAATGACGCCAATGCTAAAACGGAAACCTTTGGCGATAAATTAAAAGACTTTGGTAAAAAGGCAGCTTTAGCCTTTGGCGCTGCTGCTGTTGCAGCTGGCGCTTATGCCGCTAAGTTAATAGGCGAAGGAATCAGAGCAGCCGTAGAAGATGAGGCCGCACAAAGTCGTTTAGCCAATGCTCTTAAGAATGTTACCGGGGCAACCAATGAGCAAATTGCAGCAGTCGAAAAACAAATTGGAGCGTTATCTAGAAGCTTAGGAATAGCCGACGATGAACTCCGTCCAGCCTTTCAACGTTTAGCAACCGCTACTGGTGATCTTGGTAAGGCGAATGAAAGCCTTGCTTTAGCTCTTGATATTAGCGCGGCAACTGGCAAATCAGTCGAACAGGTTGCTAATGCGCTAGGTAAAGCCTATGAAGGTAATACTGGAGCACTTGGACGTTTAGGCATAGGCCTATCAACTGCCGAAATTAAGGCTCTTGGTTTAGACGGCACAATGAAGCAATTGAGCGATACTTTTGCTGGAGCTGCTACTGAAAGAACCAAGACTTTTCAAGGTCAAATGGAAGTTCTCAAAGTTCGTTTTGATGAGGCTAAAGAAACCATTGGCTTTGCTTTCTTGCCAGTCATTACTAATATGCTTGAAATCTTTAATGAAAAGGTCACTCCGGCTATTGAATCAATTGCTTCTAAGTTTGCTGGGGAAGACGGATTCTTATCAAAGTTACAGGAAATCTGGACATTCGTTACCGATTTCTTTAACCCGGTTTGGGAAGCTGTCCAAGGTGCTTTTGAAAAAGTGTCTAAAGCGCTTATGGATAACAAAGACGATTTTCAGGATTTCTTTAATTTCTTAGAAACTCTCTGGAACTTCATTTCTAAGTATATTTTGCCTATTATTCGCGACCACTTGATTTTACAAATTAAGGGTATCGCCACGGCGTTCCAATTCGTTTTAAGCGTAGTTAGCCCAATTATCGGAACGATTAGCAATTTACTAAGTGGCTTATTAAACATAATTGAAAAAGTCATAAGTGGTTTAAGCAAAATAAATCCTTTTGGTGGCGGTGGAACTTCTAAAGTAAGTTTTAATGGTAATACTCAAAACCTAGACCGCTTTGGAGCTTTAACTGTCTCCGATACTACTTCAAGTTCACCTAACACAGCTCTTGGCTCTGGCGTAGTTATTAACGTAAACGCACCTTCAGCAATTGACGAAGTGGGCTTTACTAGATCCGTAATTAATGCCTTAAACAGCGTCGAAAGAACTACAGGTGGGGGCGCTAGCGCCTTCCAGTATGTATGACACTCTGGAATCCTGAGTATCGCGTAAAGGTAAACGGCTACACAGTAACGAGCGCAACCTTGGCCGGAATGACTATAACGTCAGGCCGAACTGACATATATGCCCAACCTCAAGCCGGTTATTGCAATCTTTCACTTCTTGAGACAAATGAATCGTCGGTTACTTACGAAATCAATATGCCTCTCACAGTCGAGGTCAAAGATTCTAACGGCGATTTCGTTTATCTATTCGGTGGCTTTATTAGCGACCTTAACATCGAGGTAGCAACCTCAGGATCTACGGCGCTAAGTCAGCGAATTAATATCGTAGCCGTAGGCGCTTTGGCTCGATTGGCTAGAGCTATATTCGAGGGCAATATCGCGAGCGATTATGACGGCGACCAGATTTACACAATTCTTAGCGGTGTCTTGTTTGATACTTGGGACGAAGTTCCAGCTGCTACTACTTGGAATGATTACGACCCGACTGTTACTTGGGCTAATGCGGAAAATAGTGGGTTAGGCACAATAGACCAACCCGGAGATTATGAGCTAGATTCACAAAGCAACGTTCTAAATAACGTCTATGCAATAGTAAGTGGTTTGGCTACTTCAGGCCTTGGATATATTTACGAAGATGCCCAAGGTCGCATCGGTTATGCCGATAGCACTAGACGAGGCGAATACTTAGCTGCTAACGGATATGTAGACCTAGACGGCAATCACGCAACCGGGTCAGGGCTTAACATAGTCAAGCGAGCTGGGGACGTTCGCAACGCCATCACTATTACTTACGGCAGCGCTGGCAATCAATCAGTAACCGACTCAGATGCCGCTTCAATTGGTGATTACGGCCAATTAGCCGCTACAGTCTCAACGACGCTAAAGAATCAAGCTGACGCCGAAAGCCAAGCAGCCTTCTATTTAGCGCTTCGAGCATATCCTCAATACTTGATGAATCGCATAACCTTTGAGGTGGGCAGCCCAGAGATTGATGACACCGACCGCGACAGCCTTCTAAATGTATTTATGGGCTTACCGCTTAACATTCAGAATCTTCCTTCTAATATGGTTGGCGGAGAGTTCCAAGGATTCGTCGAAGGATGGACTTGGCGAGCTGGATACAACCGACTAACTCTTGACCTAAATGTCTCACCTATCTCTTATTCTCTGCAAGCCTTCCGTTGGAATAACGTCCCAGTAACCGAGACTTGGCAAACAATAAATCAAACTATGACTTGGTTAGACGCTACAATAGTAAGCTAAAGGAGAACAATGGCAACGACGACTAATTATGGATGGACTACGCCGGATGACACCGCGTTAGTCAAAGACGGAGCTTCAGCCATTAGAACGCTTGGCTCGTCAATTGATACGACGACAAAGGCGTTAAATCCAGAAACGACCTTAGGTGATATTTCTTATCGTTCTTCGACTGCAAATACTAATACCAGATTAGCTCTGGGAACTGCTGGACAAGTTTTAACAGTAAATTCAGGCGCAACTGCTCCTGAATGGGCTACTCCTGCTTCTGGTGGATTGACTTTAATTTCAAGACAAACTCCTTCAGCCTCAACGGGGTTTTCTTTTAGTTCGATTCCGGGAACTTATAAACAACTTTATTTAATTTGGCACGGAATATATTTATCCAATACTTCTACGACTTTCAGT